CCAACTGCTGTAACTGTGCTTGTTGGATAGTTTGCCGCTTTACCAATTTGTCTAATACGTGCTTGTAAGTCTAAGTGATTATCAAATGTATCACATACTACAGTTATTGTACCACTGTTGTCGTTAGTAGTATGATAAATTAAAGGATTAATTTCTTTACAAATTTGCTCAACTGTTTCATCTAATGCATCGTCTTCTGCTCTTAGATCAACTGCTGTACCGTTTGCAATTTTAACTAAAATTTTAAAAGCGAATACGTGACCATTGCTAAAAACGTTTCCTGCTGTTGATAGTCCTGATCCGTTTACTCTTGTTTGTCCAGCCATTAGTTATTCTCCTCAGCTTTATCTTTAATCTCTTGTTTGATCTTGTCGTAGTCTTGACCCGGATATTCTTTTTCAAATTCTGCTTTGCCCATGCCTTCTTCTACATCCTGAATCATGTCTTTGACACCTTCTTTAACAACATCTTGCCCTTTGTACTCTGTGTATAAAGCACTTAATTCTTCTTTAATTTTATCTGCTAATGCTCTTGGGTTATCGCCGCCTGCTACTTTTGGATAAGATTTTTTAGATTTGTTAAGATCATTTCCGCTTTTGATAACGTCTGATGCTGGTGAATATTCTTCATCTGGTGAATTAGCGTAGTCGCCTTCTTTTTGTTCATCATCATTCATTGCTCCGCCAACAGCACTACCTAATGCTCCGCCAATCATTCCGCCAACACCTGGCAAAATTGCATTGCCTGCCATAGTTCCTAATGTTCCGCCTGCTACTCCTGGAAGTCCGCCGCCGCCAGCTAAAGAACCAAGTGCGCCGCCAATTGGGCCGCCGGTGATTGCTTGTCCTGCTACGTTTCCTAATCCTGAACTCACAGCACCTGCTTTTAGGTCCATGTCTCCTGGAACGTCATCTTTGCCTGGAATACTTGGATCATCCATTGCACCTAATGCTTTCATATGTTTTTCCATATCCATTCTTGGTGCTAATGGTCTGTCACTAACTTTTTCTGGTGACATACCTGCGTTACGCATCATTGACATAAGCTGTCCAACTTGTCCAGCATCGTCTGCTGTCATTGAAATATTCATTGATGCTGATTCTTCTAATTTTTGTTTTTTGCTAGGAGCTTCAATAGCGTCCATTTTAGCAATCATATCTTTAAGGTTCATTATTTGCTCCCTACTGGTGATACAGTATTTTCCTTGTCGGTGATATCTGCGCCTTCACCTGGTTTAACGTCTTGTAACGGATCACTTTCACGCTCTGATCTAGCAGTTTCAAGTTCTTTTAACAGTGACATAACACGATTTGACCCAACATCATCTTGTGCTGAATCTCCGCCCATGTCTTCTGTTTCTAATTTTACTTCATATGGTCCATCATCTTTAAGTGATTGATACATTTCTTGTGGTTCGTTTACATTACGTACAATAATATTGGACCTATCAATATTACAACATTGTGCAATATATTCACTTAATACTTGTGGAGTTGTAGGATAGTTTAATCCTGCTTCATAGTATGTAACTTCACAATTACTAAGTTGTGGAAAGTCTAAAGGTCTTTCTTGAATTGGCGTTTTTTTGCCGGCGCTCATTGACGCTACGCTATAACGTTTCAAGCATGTTTCTAAATCATCAGCACAATTCTCTGGCAATTCACCTGCTATCCCAATGTTAAATTCGTATATTTTTTTAGCTTCTGCTAGGTATTTTTCAAACATGTTTCCGTCCTTATTAAATTATTTATCCATATTCTTAAGTTTTTCTATTAAACTATTGCGGTCCGTTACTATATAACCTTCGCCTTGGATTAGTTCATCGTCTGGTTTTCCGTCTTTATCCATCTTTTCTTTCTTAAGTTGTAGTTCTACCATCTTAAGTTTTTTGTCTAATTTAGCAACTTTGGCATCAAGTGATGTTTTAAGCATTCCGCCTGCTACTTCAAAGACTCTACCTGAATATCTTGACTCAACATTCATACCCAAATCCATTAGATCATCATATGCATCCATAGCTTTTTGAGCAACTTCATTTAGCTCTGTGTCAGCCATTTCACCTAATCCCTTAACTGCGGGTAGTGCGGCTGATATTTTATCAAACTCTGCAATATCTCGTAGCGTTTCGTTCTGTTGAGCTACTACTTCTTTGCTGGCTTTTTTCTGATCTTGTTTGATAATTTCTTTACTATCAGGTAGATCAAGTAGTTCTTCTAATTTCTTTGTCATTATATACTCACATTAACTGCTACTATTATTTATCGTTTTCCGTTGTGGAACATGTCCTTTTCTGTAACCACTCTAAAAGACATTCCTTTAGACTTACAGTAAGCTCTTGCGGCTTCCCATTTAGCCATATTTAATGCAACTGCTAATTGATTATGTTTAGATTTGCCAGCTGATTCCATTGTAACTTGGTTATCTGGTTTTACTTCTATAAGTTCGACCATATTTCTGCCCTTTTTAGTCTTATATTGTATAAAAAAATCAGGAACATATATTGTTTGTTTACCTGTTAACGGATTTCTATATGGTATTTTTACTGCTTCACTTGCCCATGCTTGTATTGATGGGTTCTCATCGCAAAATTTACAAAACGCAAATTCCCAACTACTACGATAAGTTGGCGTTTTACGTCCTACATATTTGTCTGGGTTTTTAGGTTCAAATTTTCCTTGTGCAAAACGTGCCATGGGTTCAACCCATTATGTTTCTTGCTTCTAACGGAGTATTTGTATTAGTTACTCTAAATCCTAATGTACTAATTTTTTGTCTATTAAAATTCAGTACAGTTGCAACAGCAACACTAAGCTGTAGTTTATCTAATGATTTCAATGTATCTAATAATTCAAATATTTTAACGTTGTCTAACTTTGCTTGTTGTAAAAGAATAGCGCCAGTAGACTGTGCCGCAGGTCTATCAAAACCTTTTGATTCTAAGAAACCTATTACAGCATCTACTTCATTGCTTGGATATGCTAATTGTTTTTGATAGTAAGTATTAAAATATCTTTTTACATCACTAGCACTTGAGTTTGGTTGTTTTACTGGTAAATTTAATTGTACTTTATCCATTATGTTCCTATATCTTTTCTAAAGCCCAATATTATTTGGGTTTCCAGGGTCTCTTGGACCAGTTGCCGAATTAGCCGCTACTGTAGTTGTGCTTGATTTTGTTGCTCCAGATGCTAGTGCATTACTTAATAACGATCCGCCTCCAACTATTGCCGCCGCCGCCGCTATTGTTTTAAAAGAACCACCACCACCACCATTTGGGGTAATAACTCCTGCAACTCCACTTACATCAATTCCTGCTGTTTTTCCAATACTACTAACTACACTGCCTAATAATTCACCTTTAACACCAGCGGCATTTAATCCGCCAGCATTTTGTAGTGTATTTGCCGCTTTTAATACTGTACCAAAGTTTGCTGTACCGCCAGTAATATCACTTAATACTCCAAAGCCTCCTGCTAGTACTCCGCCTATGCCTAGTAAACTAGATGCACCGCCACCTGCTAGTGAGTTTGGACTTGGTGTTTTATCATAATGTTCTTCAGCAAAACCTTTAGGTCCGCCGTTTCCAATTGGACCTCTACTATAATGAACTGTTTCATAATCAATTGTCATTGTACTTTGTACAGGATCACTTACGCTGTTGTCCATAGTGTCGTGTTGCCATCCAGATATAATTGGATTAATTAGTTGGAATGATGTGTAATTCTTTCGGGCCATCTGACTAATAGTAATACTATCAAAAAATGGAGCAGTACTATCATTATCAAAACCGTATCTATATTGTTTGCCGGCCATTCCACTAAAAATATTACCTCTATTATATTCAGGTAATGCTGATCCAGACTCTGGTGCACCAGCTGGCTTTGTAGCGGCATAATTTCCATCTCTGTAATAGTATCTATAGTATGCTTCCCACATTGCTGTAGTAACACCCATATTATCATCATGTAATGTAATTGATACTGGTTGGTAGTCAATACGTTTTTGTATAACTCTTTTTCTATTATACTGATGTTTTACATCAGTTTGAATATTATATGCAGGCAACTGTGCAGATTTAACAAGCATATTAAGCTCATTTAAATGTTTCTCTCTTAACTGAGGAATAACAGCCGCCGCTTGTGCATTAATATTAAATGTAACATGGTAAAGAAACTTTACCTTTGGAGTTAATCTGTGACTGTCGTCTACAAATAGTCTTGCACCATGTGCATAGTCTGCAAGATTACCTTTAGGACTTAATGCCCCTGATACAACGTTGTCTAAAAATCCGTTTAAAAAGCTCATACTAATATTTAGCCTTTTGAGTAAAGTGAGTAGATAATTCAGTCATAAAAAAAGGGACATAAATGCCCCTTAATTTAAATTTAATTTTGTTTAGATTGCTCCGCCGCCTGTAATAGCAGTATTAATTGTTCTACCTACTGCTGTACCTACGCCTGTACCTTGTGGTGATTGTATTGCATTATCGTATCTAATTGTTAACGCTACTGTTACAACTTCTGAAGTTGCATAGTTTAGTGTGTTATAGTTAGTACTTTCTAAGTAACAACCGTATAGTTCAAATGTTTCTAATACTGTTGCCGCATTTGCTCCATTACCACCGTCTAAGATTTCAATTCTAGTAACAAACTTGTAGTCTGCACCACTTGCCGCACTTGATTGCTCAAAGAAATCAAACTGTTTCTGAAGTTGTTCGCCAACCATTTTTTGTACATTGTTACTAACGTCTTCACGCAAGTTAAGTGTAATTGGTTCCCAAGTATGCTTACCAGCTAGATAAACTCTGGAGTTGTAAATATCAACCGTCATTTGATCAAAAGCTACGCTAGGTCTTGTTACGTCCATAACTTGTTTTGTTAGCTCTGTTGACGGACTCGATACACCAAAGTTCTCTAAGCTCACTCTAAAGCGATACTGTAGTTTGGGCATTAACAAGCCCTGATTAGATGCACTTGCGTTACTATCTAAAGGTACTGTTAATTTTGAAAGTGTTGAAATTGCCATTATATGCTCCTGTTACTTTTATTTATCTGATTATAGTCCACTAATTTCGCCTGTATTTTTCAATCTCAGCGGAATGTAAATAAACTCTACTGCTTTAACAGGTTCAATAGCTATGTCTAAGTATAGTTCATTTCTATCGATTCTGCTTGGAGTATTATTAGACTCATCACATACAACTAGGAAGTCATATAACGCTCTTTGTGACACTAGCTCTAGCATTAAGCTGTCTGCTTGCGCCTTGATCTCATCACGTGTGATTTTATCATTTGGCTCAAAGATGTAAGGTTTAGCAAGTTTCTTAAGTTGTGATCTCAAGTAAATTACTAGTCTTGCTACGTTGATTCTGTCTAATGCACTTGCGTTCTTTGCTCTTGTCTTTTGACCAAAGTTAACAAGTCCTGCTCCTGTTAGGAATGTAATTGGGTTAATGTTGTTAGCATAAAGTGTATCACGTTGTCCTTCATTAAGTGCAATTGACTTAAATTCGCCTTCTGCATCAACAAATCCTGCCGCACTTGCATTTGTAATTCCACCACGTCTTGTACCTGCTGGTGCAAACCATGGAAACGATACTTGATCGCTCAATGCTAGTGTTCTTAGAATACCGTGACTTGGTGGAACAACAACGTTGTTACCTGCGTTATCACTTGTAAACAAGCTCGGGTAGAACATACCTAAATATTCATCTCTACTAACTGCACCATTGTCATTATCTTCAACAGCCAATGCAGTGTTTGAACCCCAATTATTTAATGTAGTTCCATCACTCTTAAGTCTTACTGGACTATCACCAACGATAAATGCTGTTAAACCTCTATCATTGTTTAGTGAAATCATTTCGCCAATTAATTCTGGATAACTTGGTGCCGCCATTACGTTAAATAATCTTGACTCGTCATCTCTAATGTCTTGGTTACTATTAACCATTGCTTGTAATGCTTGTATAATAACTTTACGCTGTGCTTTACGTCCGAAGCTACCTGAACCGTCAACTTGGTTAGCTGATTCAGTAATCCATCTGTGTGGGTAATAAAGTGCCATACTCACATCGCCCATTCTAATATTTTTCTGGGTAACATCTATATGATTACGTACAAATTTCTTAACGTTAAATCCACTTCTACGTAAGTTCCAAAGCAACATACCTTTTGGATATAGTGCAGGATCTGGAGCATCAGTGTCTAAATGATCACTAACTAATAGTTCTGGAATAGTTCCGCTTGGTGCTAGTGTAGCTGTTCCGCCACTTGTACCATAACGTGCATCAGCAAACAAAATACCATCTTCTGATGTTTGGTCGCCTTCGTCTAATGCTAACCATTTTGCTAAGTCCGAATTATATTTGTGTACTTGTGGATAGTTTTCTAAGTCTGCTGTTGATACCCAAATATCACCTGTTACTAGTGCAGATGAACCGTCTTGTTGTGTAGTTGGTTCTGTTGCACTTACAATTGGTCCTAAAGGATCAGCTGAACTATAAACGTTTTGGTAGCCTTTCCATGTAGTACCATTGTGTACCATAATATCAACTTCGTCAACAATACTGTTGTACCATAATGCACCATCAGTTGTTAATGCTGTTGGAGCATTTGCACTTGCAGTTTGTGTTAGGATCTTCCAGTTTGAAGCGTGGAAGTCATAAGTTGAATCGCCTGTTGGTGCCGCATATAAGTTTGCAGTACCTGCTTTTGTTGTATAGTTAAATGCCGCAAAGCCAATTAATCCTAATGCACCATTTGTATCTTTAATGTGGATTTCTCCGCCATCGTTGTGTTGGATAATAACTCTATTACTTGCGTCTACACTTGCAACAATGTTAACAAATCCTGCCGCGTTAATTGCATCAGCAATCAAGTCTGCGTCACTTGCCGCGCCTGTTGCTGTTACACTTAATGCTTTACCTGTTGCCATAGCCGCTTGTCCAACAATACTTTCTGACATTTGGAAACCGTATGACTGACTGCTTAACTGTGTTGCTACTGCACTTGAAGTAATCGAAGTTGCAGTTGAACTGTTTCTTGCAAAAATTGTAAAATCAAATTCTTCATTTTCTGCTTCAGTAGTATGTGCTTGTACATATAATTGACCTAATGCAAGCCCAAGTCCACCAGTAGTTTTATCTAAATTAAAGATAGCCGCTTGGTGTGTCTTATAAACAGGAGCTGGTTTGTCTTCCCATAACTTAGTAGTACTATTGAATGCTTTAACTTTCATTTGTACACCTAAATTAGCGTCAGTTATTTTAAACCAAACACTTCCTGTAGGTCTTGTTTTTGTATCAGCTGTTTTAAATCCTGGAACTGCTGTATGTGGAGCAATTTCGTATGCTGGTGAATAGTAAGTTCCTGCTGTTAGACCTAAGTCTGCTAGTAGTGTACCTGAAGCACCTGCTGAAATAGCAATCGCACCGTCATCATCTGTTGAACCGTCAGTTGTATTTGTACCGTCACCAAAGATGTTTAATTTTCCGTCTACAACACTTGCACTTACACCTGTAATACCTGCGCCTGTAATATCAGCCGCATACTGTGTAATTGTTGTTCCTGTTGCCGCTAAAGTTGTTCCGTTAATTACAATAGTTTGTCCTAGTGTATGAGTACCTGTTGCAGTACCTGTTACAGTTGGCCAACTTTTAACCCAATTAGCTGTTCCTACTTTAACCCATGCACCTGAAGAATTTTTGTAGTACACTTTGTTAGTAGTTGTTGTTGTTACTACTGCATAGTCGCCTACTGCGCCTACTGCACCTTTAGGAACACCTGTGTTAGTTTCACCAACTAGGTTAACTTTATTTGTAATAACTAATGGAGTTTTGTTAGTGAATGACTGTCCACCAGTAACAGTTACGGCATTGCCGTTCCACTCAAATATTCCGTATTTTGTTAATGCTGTGTCAAACCAATATGTTCCGTTTGCTGGATTTGCCGCTGGTGCACTTGCACTTGGGCTTAATTCGTCTAGATCAACATCTGCTCTTACAACAAATGCTCTGTTACTAACACCCAAGTATGAATATGCCGCTTGCAAACCGTATTCGTTTAGTTCGCCGCCGTTTACTGGATTGTTACTAGCATCTGTTTGGAAGTATGGATCTCCGAACGTGTCTGATAAATCTCTTTGTGATGTAATTAAAAATGGTACTCCGGCATTTGCCTTTGTAGTACCTCTTGCTGTACCTGTTCCTGCCGCGTTTTGTTTATCTTGCTTTGAAGCAACAAAAAGCATTGGAGTAGTACCTGGTTCTGCTGGTGTGTAAAAACTCTCGTCAATTACGCTAACTTGTACACCTGGTGATATTAAAGCCATTTAAGTTCTCCTGTTATAACAACTGTTAAAAGTATTTATATGATTTCTTCAAAAACATATATCAAAACCCCCATAAAAAGGTACCACAAAGGGTAGGTAAATACAATATGAGACCTTTATGCGAATGCGGATATAGACCTGCGGCAGTAAACTACAAAAAGGATGGTAAAACATTCTATCGTAGACAATGTGATACTTGTTTACATCACGGCAAAAAAATGTGGGGTATACCTAAATGGCATCGTGCTGGTTATAGACAGTTAGATACTTGTGAAAAATGTAACTACCATAGTAGTCATAAAGAGCAGTTTAATGTATATCATATAGACGGTGATCTAAATAATACGTTGCGTAGTAACTTAAAAACTATCTGTGCGAACTGTCAACGGTTGATGCAGAAGCAAGGCGCAAAGTGGAAACAAGGCGACCTTTTACCTGACTTTTAAGATCTGCAATAGTTCCTTCATTATATATATTATGTTCAAATGATGCTTTTGCCCATCGCCATTCGCTTGGGTGTACATCAGTTGGTTCGATGCCTAAGTCTTGATATTGTCTAAACCATACAGGGTCTGGTCCACGTTTAACACACCAAACTTTTCCGCCCATACTTTTAATAACTTCTACTTCGTTTTCAAAGCGTACATCAGGAATAACAAAGTTCTTATTAGGATTATCAACAATAGTTTTCTTAACAAAACTTACCCAAACACCATCGTAGAATCCGTTCCGCATGCAGTCAGTACCAAACTCCTGTAATACTAATCTTGGAGTTACACTACGTCCTGTTTCTTTTGTCCAAAATGTATCTTCTTGCTCACGCCAATAACGACTATCTGGAGTTTCACCTTCAAGCATGTCACGTGGCCAATCAAACATTAAAGATACTGCATCTTTAAGTTTGTCTGCAAAACTAATCTTTTCAAAGCTGTGGTCGTCAACTAGAATGTCTGCTACTGTGCCTTTACCGCAACTGATGAGTCCACAAATTCCAATAATCATAATGAATCCTTAATTTATAATGTATATTATACGTTATAATTTAGCAGATGTCAAGTATTATTTTAACCGATTGTGAAGCCGTAACCTACGCCGCCAGCTACTGCTAGTGCTAGATCTTGTTCAAGTTTTTCCATTTCAGCTTGTGCTTCAGCTTTTAGAGCATCACCGTTTAAAGATGTGCCTCCTTGTGGGCCTGCAACTGTAGCAAATTTACTACGTGCTTCGCCTAGCATATATTTACACTTTGCAAGTGTATAGTCTTTGATCCATTGTACAGCCATATAGTCATCTAATAATTCAAAGTCTGGTCTGTAGTTGTAACATTCTAGTAATAGTTCTTCTTCTGCACGGGCACGTTGTAAGATTGTAAGTTTCTTACTTGATCTATTCCATTTAAATTCAATAAATGATCCAAACATTCTACCTACTAATTCTTGATATCCTGCAAATGCATTATAAGTTGCTAGTCCACCCATGTTACTACTTGCTAAAAGATATGTATTTGTATATGCCATATTAAATGGTTCAAACAATGTACCGCCATCACCGCCGCCGGTTCGTGATCCAATTGATCTTCTAAAGATTTGTCTAACTTCCATTACTTCAGTTGGTAGTATATAATCATTTTGATCAATTACTGTAGGCAAAAAGACGTATGATTCTTCAACACTATTTTCGCTACGCTGTCTAAATTTAGTAAACGCTGTGTTAAGGGCACTTTCATAATGCTCTGGATCGAGTTCAACATCGATCATTCCACCGCCGAGACTTAGTTCTACGTATTTGAAAACTTCTTGTTTTTTTGTATTAATGTTTGTTGACATGCATCTTCTCCGTACAATGTATTTATGCGTTACGATAAATACTATTGTTATGCCGAGACTTAGTTTATACAAACCCGAAAGAGGGAAAGATTACACGTTTATAGATAAGACTATAACAGAAATGTTTACTGTCGGAGGTACCGACGTCTTTGTACACAAGTACTTAGGACCTAAGAATCCAGATGAAGCAAGTGCTACAGCTGATCAGCCACAATATAATGCTGTCAAAGAGACTAATATACAAGACATGTTGTTTATGGAAAACAGAGATCGTAAATACGATCCTGATATTTACACAATGCGTGGTATATATAGTGTTTCAGATGTAGATTTTGATATGAGTCAATTTGGTTTGTTCCTACAAAATGATATTATTTTTATGACTATACCAATCAATTATAGCGTAAAAACACTAGGACGTAAAATTATGTCTGGTGATGTTATTGAACTTCCACACTTGAAAGACGAAAACGCCCTAAACGATTTTAGTGTAGCGTTAAAACGTTACTACGTTGTTGAAGATGTTAACAGAGCAAGCGAAGGCTTTTCACCAACTTGGTATCCACACTTATATCGTGTAAAGATGAAACAAATTGTTGATAGTCAAGAGTTTAAAGAGATACTTGATTTGCCAGCAGAAGAAGGATCGTCACAAACATTACGTAATGTACTCAGTACTTACGATAAAGAAATGCAAATTAATAATGCTATTATTTCGCAGGCAGAAGCTGATGCTCCTAAAGCAGGTTATGACACTAGTCATTTGTATACTCTACAAGTTGATGATAGAGGTGAACCAGAATTAGTAACAACTGACAGTAGTGAACTTGATGCAAGTACACAAAACGAATTAGCAGATAGAGTTAACCAAACACCTGAGCGTGAGGGCTATACAGGTTATATAATTGGTGACGGACTAGCACCTAACGGAGAAGCATTTGGAAGTGGCATTAGTTTCCCACTTACTCAAATCAAAGGAGATTATTTCTTAAGAATTGATATGTTGCCTAACAGATTATTTAGGTATGACGGGAAAAGATGGGTTAAGATGGAAGATAATGTAAGAATGACAATGACTAATACTGATACTAAGTCTACACAACGTAGTGGCTTTGTTAACAATACAAAAGAATCAACTATTGCAGGAGATACTGTAAAAGAAAGACAAGGGTTAGGCGAAGCTCTTAGACCCAAGGCAGATAATTAATGCAACATTTTTATGATGGACAAATACGTAGATATGTTACTCAGTTAGTAAGACTGTTTAGTAACTTCTCATACAAAGACGGTGACGACAAAATTGTCCAAGTACCTGTTATGTATGGTGATATTACACGTCAAGTTGGTCATATTTTAAGAGATAACTCAGAAAACAAAATACCAAGTGCGCCACGTATGTCAGTATATATTACAGGGTTAGAGCAAGATAGATCACGTACTAGTGATAGTTCTTTTACTAGTAAAGTACATATTAGAGAACGTGCTTATGACGATTCTGGTAAGGAGTATTTAAATACACAAGGTAAAAATTATACAGTAGAACGTATAATGCCTAGTCCATATACATTAAATGTTAATGTAGATATTTGGTCAACTAACACAGATCAAAAATTACAAATTATGGAACAACTATTAATGTTGTTTAATCCTAGTTTAGAGATACAAACTACTGATAACTATGTTGATTGGAGTAGTTTGACTAGCGTAGAATTAACTGGAACTAGTTTTAGTAGTAGAAGTATTCCAATTGGTACAGAATCTGAAATTGATATTGCACAACTTAATTTTACAACACCAATATACATTAATATGCCTGCTAAAGTTAAAAAACTTGGTATTATAACAAACGTAATTATGAGTATATTTGATGAATCAAATGGAACTATTAACTTAGGAAATAGTACACCTGAATTAAAAGCATATTCTGATAGTCCTCCGGAACGAGCAACAATGAATAAACAGAATAAACGTACCGAAAGAGATTCGTTGAATGTTTCAGTTACTACTGCTACGTATAAAGACTATGATATGGTTGTAATGAACAATATTGCACAAATAATTGATAGAGGAAAAACAGGTACAGTAACTTGGACTAAACTACTTGAAGTATTACCTGGAGAATATAGAGCAGGGTTATCGCAGTTACAATTACAGCGTAAGATACTAGCAGGTGAAGATACAAGTATAAGTGTTAACGGAACAGTAACTATTAATCCGTTAGATGAAAGTCAATTAGTTGTTGCTTGGGACGAAGATACTATTCCTACAAATACAACATTACCTAGTCCAGCAGGAAGAAATAACACAGGATCAATAGACTTTATTATTGACCCAGGTAAGTATAATCCGACTGATGCAAAAGCGGCTGGTCTTAGGTTATTACTACTAGGAGATATCAATACAAGTTCTAATGTAGGCGAAGCAGGATACGATGGTCCAGATGCATGGAAAAATGCAGATAATACAGACTTTGTAGCAGGAGAAAATGACATAGTAGAATGGTCTGGCACTGCTTGGAGTGTTGTATTTGACGCTAGTACAGACTCCGGAACAGCAACAAAATATATAACCAACCTAAATACTGGTGTACAGTACAGATGGACTGGTACAGAATGGATACTTTCATTCGAAGGCGAATACCGAAAAGGCACCTGGCGCCTGTCACTCTAAAATAAGTACTTGCATGAGTCAAGAAATTATATGCAGTGGTGCCTTGTTTTATTCACTTAAAACACAACGGTTTTTATTATTACATCGCACACAAAGCAAACAAAAACATGTATGGGGATTAGTAGGCGGTACTAACGGCAAGGACGAGGCTCCGTGGCCTGCACTACAACGAGAAATACATGAAGAAGTTGGTGAATTACCAGACATAATCAAAACTATTCCATTAGAAACTTTTATTAGTACAGATGAAAAATTTAGTTTTCATACATATCTGTGTATACTAAAAGACGAATTCCTTCCACAATTAAACCAAGAACATGACGGATATGCATGGGTAAGTTTTGGAAGATGGCCTAAACCATTACACATGGGATTACGCAATACATTACAAAGTAAAACCAATCAAACTAAATTTGAAACAGTTTTTAGTCTAATTGATTATTTAGAACAGGATAAAAAATGAAGCAAATCGAAAACATTACAATAGTTGGCGGCGGCTCAGCGGCATGGTTGGCGGCCGCATATATTCGGCATAATATGTGGGACGTTCCATTAACAATAATTGATAAAGAAGTAGGAACACCTATTGGTGTTGGTGAAGCAACTGTGTTAACTTTTCCTTCTTTTCTTAGAGAGTGCGGATTACATGAAAGAGATTGGTTTACACAAGTAGATGGATCGTATAAGGCTGGTATCAACTTTCCAGGATGGAAGAAGCCAGGCAATACTGTATGGCATCCTTTCTATCTTAATAAATCATATATTGACCAAGCAATGACGCAATATGATGTTTGGGCAGATCTAGGCAAGCGTGAGACCTTTCAAGAGTTGGCTTTACCATGTTATAAAACAAATATGGATAACAAAATTGATATACACAATGCGTATACAACACTAGCATATCACATTGATTGCGGAAAATTAGTAAAACGTTTACAAGAAATATGTCAAAGAGATATGAATATTATTAAAAGTGAAGTTGTAGATGTTAATAGAGATAAAGAAGGATATATTACTGAATTAAAATTAGCAAACGGTCAAACACACAAAGGCGACTTCTTTATTGACTGTACAGGATTTGGTTCAATATTAAAAAAACAAGACAGAGTTGAGTTACTTGGTGAAGGAAGATTGTTTACAAATACTGCTGTTGCTGGACATGTTGAGTACGAAGATATTGAAAAAGAACGCACACCATATGTAAACTGTCCTGCTGTAGATCATGGGTGGATTTGGAAAATTCCTACGCAGTCACGTATAGGTAGCGGCATGGTATTCAATAGAGATATTACCGATGTTGATACTGCTAAACAATATTTTAGCGATCATTGGAATGGAAGAATTAAACCAGAAGATATGAAAGTTATTGACTGGAATCCTTACTATAGTAAAAACTTTTGGGAGAAGAATGTTGTTTCAATTGGCCTAAGTGGCGGATTTATTGAGCCGTTAGAGAGTACAGGATTAGCAAGTATGACAACAGGTGTTCAAGAACTTGCAAAAATGATACCCCAGCAATGGTATGATGATAATAGAATTAGTACATATAATAATTATATGATAGCATGGTATAATGATGCTGTTGATTTTATTAACAGTCATTATGCTAATACCGAATGGGATACTCCTTTTTGGAATTTTGTAAAAGAAACACATGTAAAATCAGACAAACATAAATTTTATGAACGTTGGTTAAAGGATCCTAAAAAAACTTTTTATTCTAGGGTACACTCGGTTACACTATTTCATCCACCTAACTGGCAACTTTGGTTAATACAAATGGGCTATCCAACAAACGTTGACTTATCAAGAATACCAAAACTAGATTTAGAAGCTCAACAACAAGATTTTAACCAACAAGAATATATAAGACATATAGTTAGTATGTCACACTCTGATGCAATTGAAACTACTAACTTAGGTGTTGACTGGTGGTCAAAGTGTATGAGCCGTACTGACAGAGACACAATGATATGAAGGTAGTTGTTGTTGGTGGAGGTACAGCCGGTTGGCTAGCGGCTCTAATGATTTCAAAAATTAAGCCCGAAAACACAGTAACAGTCATTGAAAGTTCAAAGATTGGTATCATAGGTGCAGGTGAAGGATCAACAGGATCACTAACAAATATTATCCACAATGAAATGTGGGACTTTGGTTGCAACGAACAAGACTTCATTAAAGAGTGTGATGCTACAATTAAATTAGGTATCAAACATATTGGGTGGGGATCTGACAAAAACAAACATTATTATGGTCCTATTGACGGTACACCAACTAGTAATGATGTTGTTGACCTTGTGTTTCAACATGCTTTAGGTTGCAGAGATCAAGACCTATTACATATTGCTACTGAACTTGGGTATAAAATACATCATAATAAAAATAGTTTTGTTGAGCCTGCAGGCAATCATGCATATCACTTTGATGCACACAAAGTAGGCCAATATTTTAAGAAGATTTGTGAATCTGTTACACATATTGACAGTGAAGTTGAACAAGTTATGCTTGAGTCAGACACTGGGTTTGTGGAGTCAGTTAAGTTAAGTAATGGCAATACTGTCGAAGGCGACATGTTTATTGACGCTAGTGGATTCAATCAAGTGCTTATGAAAGCAGTAGGCGGAAAATGGAAAAGTTACAAGGATAATTTGCCTGTAAACAGTGCATTACCATTTCTTTTACCCTATGAAGATGATGAAGTTATTCAACCTGTAACTAATGCATGGGCACAAAATAATGGTTGGTGCTGGCAAATACCTACAAAAAATAGACGTGGTTGCGGATATGTATTCAGTGATGAATTTGTTACAGCTGACCAAGCACATGCCGAGCTTGAGCAAACAATTGGGCGTAAAGTTGACCCAATTAGACTGTTAAAATTTGAATCAGGAAGACAAGAAACACTTTGGATTAAGAATGTTTTGTCAATTGGATTATGTGCGGCGTTTGCAGAACCATTAGAAGCAACAAGTATACACACAACAATTATGCAATTAAAAGATTTTGTGTTTAGTTGCTTATCTACTAACAGAGATATTACATGCAACGAAGGGACTGTTAACAAATACAATAATGACAAAGCTCATATGTATGATACAACAAGAGATTTCTTAGTAGCACATTATACGTGCGGACGCAATGATACAGAATTTTGGAAGTACATTGACAGTGGAGCAACAACTACAGAGTTTGTAAAATCAATACACGAAGTTTGCAAACATAGAGTACCTAACATGACATTATTCCCAAGACCAGAAGGCGGAGCAGGATGGCCTTTATGGAGTTATGTACTTGCAGGCACAGGCAAATTAACATCTGAAGTTGCTGAAAGAGAATTAAATTTTAATAATGATATAGATTTTAGTGACAGTGCATATCGTTATCATGTTGAAGTTTTTGATCAACATATTCAGAATTTACCAAACAATACAGATTATATAAGGAATATGTAATGAAAGTTTTAGTACTTGGCGATGTAATTATCGACAAATATATTTACGGTACGTCTACACGTATCAGTCCCGAAGCACCTGTACCTGTTGTAACTTATATTGAAGAAAAAGAAACAAGAGGCGGCGCAGGGCTTGTATACGAAAATTTAAAAAGTTTAGGGGTTGACGTTGATATGTTCGAAACTCCTGGCCAAATTAGTGTTAAGACTAGAGTAATTTGTGACGGACATTATATTACACGTATTGATGATGACGCACAAGCTGACAGTACTGCTGTACTCCAACAAGTGTTAGCAACAAATTTTTCTCAGTATGATTATGTTGTGCTAAGTGATTACAATAAAGGTGTATTAGATGAAGCAAGAGACATTATAAAACACATTAATACATTCGGTTGTAAAATAATTGTTGATCCTAAAGAAAATTGTTGGTATTACGAAAATGCTTGGTTAGTAAAACCAAACTACAGCGAATTTGAATCTTTAGAATTTGATAGTTGGCACGGTAACATTATCACTACTAATGCAGGTGAAGAAGTTATTGCTACGATTGATGGTAAAAAATATGAAATACCTGTAGATAATGTTGAAGTATCTGATGTTACAGGTGCAGGAGATTGTTTCTTAGCAGGGTTTGTATATGCACTTACACAAGGTTATGATTATAGAAAGTCATTACAACTTGCAGTACGCGGATCAACAGAAAGTGTAAAACATTCTGGTACATATATTCTTAAAAAAGATGACTTAGAAGATGTCATTGTATGGACAAACGGAGTGTTTGATATACTGCATATAGGCCATTTAAAGCTACTTAGACACGCATACAGCTTAGGAAATAGACTTATAGTGGGCATTAATAGCGATGCAAGTGTCAAGCGTTTAAAAGGCGATTTAAGACCCATTAACGATCAAGACACCCGCAAGGAATTGCTCTTAGAGCTTGGTTTTGTAGATGATGTAATTATTTTTGACGAGGATACTCCGTTGGAAGCAATGACTGTTTTAGAGCCAGATATTATAGTAAAAGGTGGCGACTATACGTTTGATACTGTAGTAGGAAACCATCTAGCTGAAGTTGTTATATTTCCTATAGTTAAAGGACATAGTACAACAAGCACAATTAAAAAGATTGACAACAGTAATTAAAGATAGTATAATAGTAAAAAGAGGTACAAATGAAAGTATTAGTAACAGGACATAAAGGATTTGTTGGTAGTTATATTGCCAATTATCTACAATCAAAAGATCATGAAGTTGAAGGCTTTGAATGGGTTGAACACGTGGTTCCGGACGTATCAGCATACGATTGGGTAATACATTGTGGTGCAATATCAGATACAACTGAAAGAGATGTAGATAAAGTTTGGGCTCATAATTACGAATTTACATTACGTCTACTACAAGTTTGCGAAAATTATAATACTAATATTCAACTTGTAAGTACTTCTGCTGTTTACGGTAACAACACTAGTTTTAAAGAAACAGATCCTGTTTATCCACAAACTCCTTATGCGTGGAGTAAACTTCTTATTGATAAGTTCTTAAAAGAAAATGGATACGAAAACTTTGGTATGCTTGTACAGAACTTTAGATACTTTAATGTATATGGTCCTGGAGAAGGACACAAAGGTGATCAAATGAGTCTAGTTAGTAAGTTTCAAAAACAAGCAAGTCAAGACGGAGTGATTAAGCTATTTGAAGGTAGCGACAAATTTAAAAGAGACCTTGTAAGTGTACATGATGTTGCTGTTATACATGAAAAAATGATGCACGAAACTGATACCTGTGGTGTATTTAATTTAGGAACAGGTAAAGCAGTTAACGTTGAAGAAGTTGCTAAATTAATTGCTAAAAGATATGATGCAAAAATTGAATACATTCCAATGCCAGATCATTTAAAAAGTCAGTATCAAGAATACACTTGTGCAGATAATACAAAACTACATAATACTATAGTAATAAGACACTGGCATACAATCGAGGAGTATATTAATGGAACCAACTAGACTAGAAGGTAAAGTAGACAAAGGCTGGGGCTACGAAGTAATTTGGGCAACTAATGATTTATACTGTGGTAAAATTATGGTATTTGAAAAAGTTGGTTCTAAATTTAGTATGCATTTTCATAAAGAAAAAGATGAAACATGGTTTGTTAACAACGGACGTTTTCTATTAAATTATATTGACACAACTACTGCTGAGTATAAATCACAAGAACTTACAGAAGGTATGACATGGCGCAATCCGCCACTAATGCCACATCAATTAGTTTGTATGGAACCTGGAAGTAGTGTTACTGAAGTAAGTACACCCGATAGTGTTGAAGATAATTATCGTATTGCACCAGGTGATAGTCAAAAGCCTAAGCCACAAATGGAAACAGCACCATCCGAAGATAATGCTGTTGATGTAACTACTACCCCTAAAGATTAAGCCTGAGCTTCACCCCATTTAATAATAATATTCGCATCTACTGCCGCACCTGACGTTTTATAAACGTTCAGTGCAAGCACGTCTGGACCATTTGGGAAAGTACCTCTACCACCTAGTGTAGTATTTGTAAGTTCTTTCAACTGTCCTAGATCCAATGTAGATCTTTCTCCAGGTTGAGCAATGAATGAGAACACTGTTTCTCCTGGCTGTGCGTATGGAGGTTGTTGGAATTTAAAGTTGTACAAGTCGCCTGGGCTAAGTGTACCGTTGAAACTGTTGTTAAAGCTAACTCTATAAAATTCAATACCGCCTGCACCTTGATTACCAAATAGTAATGGTCCTTCAATATTTGACACATAACTTGATGATGGCATAGTAATATCACTTTGGTTAGTTGGATTGCCGCTTGAATCACCAATTTCAGTACCTGATCTTGCACCTGCTGAGTCCCAAACACTTTTAAGGAAGAATGCAAAGTTTGAATTAGATTCATTGCCACCTTTTTGGAATGTTTGCGTAGCACCGTTACTTGAGTTTGAATTTGAATTACCTGAGAAGTAAACTAGATATCTTCCGTAAATACTTTGGTCAACAATCTGTTGAATTGTAGTTCCTGCTGGGAAGTATTCGTTTCCTCCACCATCTGCATTAACCTGATCACCAACTGATAAGTTAGACGCTTCCCAACTGTTTGCATCAAAATATGCATAACTTCTGTTTGTTCTAAATGACCACCATGGCATTAATTGTGCTGTTGTTGTAACCTGAGCCATAACTGCCGCTGTACTATATGTCGCT